GGATAGTCGTCCTCAAGCACATGCCCACCTTGAGCAAAGCCTTGCTTAGGAACTTCCTTCAGGTAACCAGGACGGATCAGAGGAAGGATCTGGAAGCTAAACTTCAGTACATCTTGCATGAATCGGTTAGGATCATTTGATGCCAGTGCGCCGCCGAGAGCTTTTGCTACGCGGTCGTCCATTTCATATTCGTCCATCAGATATTCTCCTCAATCGGAGGTTCATTGCTCTCGAGACGCTCCAGCATATCTTTAGGAAGGACCTTACTGACAATACTGAGTGCCTGCGGGTTTTTGGTGATCTCGCCAGCAAGTTTAACTGCTGCAAGTCGTTCTTTGCTTTCTCTGTCTCTCTGGCGATTAGCTGCTTCGAAGCGGTCATCCTGGTTCTTCAGCATTGCTCTTTGCATCTCGCCCTGATTAGACTGCTGATCGACGTGAGCCTGGATCATCGTCTGGCGTAGCTTAGTTTGCGAGTCGCGCTGCTTGATCTCAGCGTCCATCATCTTCTGCTGCATCTCGTGCTTCTTCAGCTCGAGATCAACCATCTTGTTCGGATCTAGCTGCGGAGGCTGACCAACACCGCCGCCTTGCATCTCGTGCTGGACCTTAGCAACACCTGCCTGTGCAGTCATCATCCTTGCGTCGCTGTCCTGCTTCTTGATCTGAAGTTCAGCCATCTTTGCCTGTACCTCTGGAGGCACAGGCGGATTAGGATTAGGCGGTGCGAAGAACTGCTCTGGGTTAGACCAACCAAGAGCCTGGAGCGCCGCAGTGTCGACAGCGACTGGGTCGTACAATTGAGGATTGGCTGCAGCCATCTGCTTCAGCGCCATCACCTTCATCATGCGCTGAGTCATTGACGCAGTGTTTGGATCTGCCTGAGGTGTAAGCTCGCAGTTGTTTAGAGCCTCGATGAAGATCTGCTCGTTCCACTGGTAGTGTGGACGCTTGTTCATTCCCCAGAAGCTATCAGGATGCTCTCTGAAGCACTGAGCAAGGAGCGTGAACTCCTCGGCCTGCGATGCATGGAGGCGCTTGTGAACTGAGTTAAGTATTTTAGTCGCCTGGTCAATCAGAGCAAGTGTAGTTCCAACTGGCGCGTCCTGGCGTCCTTCGCCGACTGCCAGTTCTGCTGTGCCACCAACACGCTGCCCAGTCTCGACCATGTTCGAGACGAGGTTCATCATAGCAGCGCCTGGTTCCTTGTAAGGTAAAGGCATGACTGCTTGGTTGATTGGCTGACCGCCAGTCTTGACAAGTGCGCCACCACCAGGAGGAATGCGGAAGATGTTTGTGTTCTGCCTTCCTCCAGTATCCGACATCAAGAATCCCGGGAAATTCGCGTACATGCCCGCGTCCAGCATTTCTCTCCAGGCCGCAGTAACCGCGTTCGTGGTATTACCCAGAATATGAAGTAAACCGATGTCGTAAAAGCCAAGTCCAGGAACAAACGAATACTTGACAAAAGTATCTCTCGCTTCAGGCAGCGCATTGCTGTCCTCCTGCGGTTCGTCGTAGTTCCTGGTGACTGACAGCACTTCTCTTGTCGAGACGTCAATCGTCACGCGGTAAGGAACTTCGAGTCCGGTGACCTTCCCCTTGTACTTGTGCTCGAAGCCAGGTAAATCTAGCTCACAGCAGATCTCGTATATTTCTCTGTCTCTGTCATCAGGATTGCGGGACTCTACGCTGATGCCCTGCACACCTGCCTTCTCACGCTGAACTGCGTCAGGGCTCTCGAAGTTAGGAGTGCTGAGGTCAACATCGCGGTACACGCCGAGGATCTGCAGTCGCTTTACTGTGCTTGACCGCATGAATGATCTGTGCGTGACTCTCTTAGCATCCTGCAATGTGGTGGCTGCGTTGTTGACGATGAGGTCGTCCGCATCGACGGTCTCGCTCACCGGCCGACCGCGAAGCGGGCAGAAATAAATCTTCTTGAAAGCGGTTCCGCCGAAGCCGAGCATGAACAGCATCTTGTCGGTGTCAGGATAGTACTCCCGAGCAACTTCGGTCAGGTAGTAGTTCAAGTCCTGCTCAAGCGCGTCAGCCAGCTGGTCCTGCTGGAGCGGCGAAGCAAGCGCGCTGTTCTTAACCTTCACTGGTCCATCAGTTGGCAAGAGCTCGGATCTTGAGTTAGCCTGGAAGCGAAGGACAGCCTCGAGTAGGAGCGGATGCCTGACTCTGCTCATACCTTCCACAGGCGCGCCGTCGGTTGCACCCTGAAGTCCTGGGATCTCGATCTTGAGTCCCAAGAGCTTGATACCTTGTGCTCTGTCCTCAATCCAGTCGTTGCGGCTGTCGAGATCGTCTTGGACGCCTTTCAGCAGATCATCCGAGATCTGGTTCAGTATTCCCATGTCGAGATCATCGACCAGGTTGCGGAACCACTCCGTTGATCGCTCCGACTCTGCGATATCCTCGACGGGCTTGCCATCTAGTGAGATCGAGACCGAACCATCGTCGTGCTCGATAGTAAGAACGCTACCGCTCGACTCTTCTGGAAGAGGAACGGTAGCGCCCTCCGGCTCTTCCGCCAAAGTAGGGAGGATCTGGCGAATGGCCGGATTTAAACCGGGAGTCATAGGCATAGTTTTATTCCTCTATGCGGGATGTGTCTTCCCAATCGGTGGCGAAGACGTCGTCTTGTGTTGGCTCCCAGATGTGATGAGTGCCGTCTGCCTCCCGCTTGTCGATCTGGTCTGGCGGCGGGATTAGGCGATAGACATAAACTGTAGGATCGCTCCAGGAGGTCCGAGTCATCGGCATTCCCCACTTGATCCGATCCAGGGCTTGTGAGAAGTTCACTGAAAAGTCTCCCGGCTGATGAGGTCGGTGATCTCAGAGACGAAGGTATCAAGTCCCTCCTGTGCTGCTGAGTTCTCGTCCTTTGCTAATATCTCGTAAGTCCTGACGTAGTCGTGAGGTTCATTCCCCCAGACTTCTACTCGGAACGTACTTAATTTTGGTCCCTCAGAGACGAGGTCAACTACAGCATTTGCTAAGATCATTGTACGCTCATCCTGGATAGAGAGGTTCTGGTGGCGCTCCATCATGCATTCTGGATCTGTCGAGGTCAGACGTCCACTCAGAACCTCGAACGAGCAAGTTATTACCTCGAAGCCACTTCATTGCCATCGAGACTGTGTCCACGATGTCGTCGTGCTTTCCCTTAGGGAACTGAGAGACCTGATTAATTACCATGTCAGCCCAAGGTCGCTTTGGCGCATGGATGTAGCCTTCAGAGAACAAGTGCTGGATACTGTACAGCCTTGCAACCTTGTCCGAGTTCTTAGGATCAATCAGCTGAACACCGAAGTCGTCGTAACCATATATGCGCCGCAGCTCCTGTGCAACGCTGTGGCCAGCTGCCTTGTTCTCGATGAGCAGTTGCTCAACGCCGTAGTCGCCGACTGTCTCTTTGACCTTAGTGACAAGATCATAGAACTCAAGCCGCTCTGACCAAGCGTAGATCATCATAACTTTGGGATGCTCTTTCGTATAAGTACGCTCGACCATCGCCATTGCTTCATCGTACCTGTTAACAGATCTCGTGATCGTCGCTGTCTGGTCGCCGCCTGTCCACACTCCCCACACAGTCATTGCGGACGGATCGTTCTCTTCTTTAGATGTGTAGGCCGTGTCAAGTGATGCGAGGATAAAATCGAAAGGTGGATAACTGTTCCGCGTCCATGGTTGCCACCACTCTCGCTTGATGATGCCGCCTCCTCTTGGTTCTGGGTTCTGCTGAAGCTGACCAGCCGCAGCATACGGTCCCATAACTCTCTCATCACGATCGACGACATCTTCGGGAAATCTTTGCGGGAAGAGTAACTCACCCGCCTCTGTTCTGCGATCCTCGATGCCAAGCATCGTGCACATGGATCTGGCCGGCTCATAGCGCATTGGAAGCATGATATGGTCATAGCCGAGCTCCTTATCAATGATCAGACCGCTCGTATCTTCTTCATGCAGGCGTTGCATAATTACAATGATTGCTGATCTGTCCGGATTGTTCAGTCGTGTTGGGACTGACTCGAGGAACCATTCTTTCCTGCTCTCTCGAACTGCATCAGATGACGCATCTTCAACGCTGAGAGGATCATCGATAATAACACGATCACCGCGGGCGCCAGTAATACCACCAGCTGCAACTGCTTCTCTGAAACCTGTGACTGTCGTCTCAAACTTCGTCTTAGCGTTCTGATCACCAGTGAGAACAACGCGATCTCCCCACAAGTCTTGATACCAGTCACTAACAACAAGTCGACGCATCTTAGTTGAATCACGAACGGATAAGTTCATAGAGTGCGATGCGCACACATAGCGAAGGTGCGGCATGTTCCTCGGTCCCCATTCCCATGCAGGCCAGAACACGTTAACCATCAAACTCTTCATCATGCCTGGCGGAATGTTTATGAGAAGTCGATTGTAGTATGAATCATCATCAAACTGCACGCCATCAGTTATAGCTTCGAGGTGCTGTGCAACTACTTCGACGTGCCAGCCATGAACGTAAGGCTGTCCAGGCTCAACGACGTGCCAGGCGTTACGGATGAACTCGACGAGACTTGCTTCACACTTGCGCTTCAGATCTCGACGATCTTTTTCTCGCTTTGCTGCTGCACGCAGTAAGAGTTGTGCGCGGTTACTCATCTTCGGATTTGTTCTCTAGCAGAGGCACGCCATTGATGTACGCCTCGAGCTCCTCGTCGGTCATCTTATCGAACTCACCGACTCTTCCGACCTCATACTCATGCCGATCTCGCCATTCGCCCTTTCTTCTGTTCTTTAACCAGAAAATAGCTGCAGTGTCAGATGGAGGCACATAAATTTTCTTCTTGACGGTCTTTATTTCACCGTCCTTCCCTACCACTTCTTCCTCAATAACTTTCTCAAAACCAAGCGCCTTAGCGTACATACTCCGAACAACACGCTCATCTGAGGCATCTTTTCCTAATTTTAAAGCCCTAGCAAAGTCTTCATTCGTATTTTGCCAAAAGTAAACTGTATCTTCCGAAACATTAAAGATCTTCGCAAGCTCGCTCATCGTCGCTCCCATCTCAGCAAGGAGCTTAGTTTGCCGGATTACATCAGGAGTACAACCAGAAGGCCTGCCGCCGCCAGGATTGCCTACGGCGAACTTGTTACCAATTGGAGCTCCAGGTTTTCCCTTCTTCATCGCTACCATGACTAAAAGACTCCCTCTTCTCAAGCCAGAATATATCACAAGACCAGCAAACGATAAAACCGACCAGTTTTTGTGGCCAAGTCGCACCACCATCGGGGACCAATCCGAGTCATCTTTCCATCTTTTCCCCCCAGTTTGTATTTACAACGCACACTACATTTTTTTTGTTTGAAAAACACGAGTAATAGTAAAGAAATAAACGTAGTATGTACTAAAGACCAAATTGGCCCATGAAGTTGTCCGCTGGTCTCCAAACCTGGTCATAAAACGTTGTTCCTATTATAGTTCTACCGAGTCATCTCTCCTGTCATCTTGTCATCATATACCCTCATTTTCAGGGCCTATTGAATCCGTAATTTTTTTATTTAAAATAAAATGCAAATTTGATATAGCGTTTTTACTAACTCAACTGAAAGGTTTCTACATGATTGACCAGTGGGATTACGTGAAGAGTGATGACTTCATCACAATAGAAGTTGACGCGGAATCAGTAAAATACAATCCAGAGACGGGAGAAGTTGTCTACCTCACATCATACAAGAACGGCACACCCGAGTCACGAGCTTACGTCTATCGCACTGGCCGAGGCGTGGTCAAGATGAAGGTAGATGGCGCATCGCATCGGCTGATGGACCTGATCTATGAGAAGATCCACGGCGTGTCGCTGAAGGGCTTCCAGTGCTACCCGAAGAACGGGAAATTCTCTGACCTCAGAGCTGATAACATCATCATGGTCAGGACAAGAGAAGCAATGTTCGAATAGCCTCCCAGTCCCACTTTCCCTTACCATGATAGAGGAGCCCGAGCTGGCTCTCAAGTCCGTGCCGCTTGAGCTCCTTCACACCAATCCCAGAGTACAAGTAGAGTTCGTCCTTGCGCTGTATTGCAATGAACGTCCTGCCTCCTATCCTCGACCGCCTGTCGATCCAGGACACTTGGGCAGGCCTCAAACCAACGACCATGCTCTTTGCAGAAGAAATATACTTGAATTCAATCCATCCACTTACGCCGCCAGGAGCGCAATACTCTGCATCCGGTACGCCGGACACGATGGCGCCTGTCTCGATCGGAGTAAAGTGCCAGCCTGTAGCGCCACTCAAACGCTCTTTAAATACAGATCTCAGCCCTCCATCGGGTTTTCTCCGCTGTCGTACTGAGCTATTCTCTGCGGTCATGAAAAAACCAATTCTACTGGGACTGATTAACCCGCACAATACCGAACCTCTGTACATCCGTCCCACAGGATGTTCAGGTTACCGCCTTGCCTCGTTCTTGCGGGAGTTCTCGGCTCTTACGGAAGATGATTACCTAAATATGTTTGACCGCAGGAACCTGCTGCTTAGCAACGAGGATGATCCGCACATTGCGGCAGATGAGTTCCGGTCTACACTGGAGTCTGGAGATAACGTGATTCTGCTGGGTGAGGCAGTGCGCAGAGCATTGACTACCAGCATCGATCTTCCCAAGATG